TATGACTTTGTGGATTATTTAGGGCGTAGTTTGTATAACGATTAGGTAACGATGTTACCCGTAATACCGCCCTAGAGCTGTAAATGAGCCATCCTTATTGATCGGCACTAACGTGGGTGTTAGCGTCTTTCCTACGGCTTCTAGTATAGCAATACCCATCTGCCAATTCGCGCTTCCATAGCGTATATAAGAGGCTTTTTTTCTATCCATAAGATTACCTACCTCAACCCCGTATAAGGGTCTGTAATGGCTTCCTATGGCTTCTGTGTAGGCACTCATGCCCAGTCTATGGCTATGTCCTGCTATGACCGATTTGCCCCATTTTTTAGCCAAGTTAAGAGCTGTGATACCTGCGTGTTGACTCATGCTGCCTTCATCGCCATGTGCTAATACCCAGCCAGGGTGAAATTCATAGGCTGTCTTGTGATAGTCAATGCCCATAGATGCAAAGTCCATGAACTTAGGATATTGCAGCTCTGGTAAACCTATAAGACCGGGTGCTTTGAGTAGTGTGCTGTATAAACGATCTGTATGGTTAGATCTAATTACCGATGCTTGCTTGCTGTACTCCGTAAGATCCCAAAGAATGTTCTGACAAGCTGCACGATCTTCGTTAAGAGTCTGACTGTAAGCGAGAGGTGTGCCCTCACTCCATTTAGAAATTGTCTGAAAATCAATTTCATCCCCAACCACCAAAACCTCATCAAACTTTTCACGTCTTGCCAACTTAATGACGTTCTTAACTGCCTGCTCATGATGGTATGGGATTTGTAAATCTGATATTACTAGCCAACGCTTAATCTTCGTCTTCTTCTGTAGGATCTATACTAGGTATGATGCCGCCATCACCAATAACCCAGTCGGGCATAGTCGCTCTATCTGATACAAAATACAAGCTACAGCTTTCACTAAAGCCAGCCTTACGTGCAGCCTTGTAGATCTCATTCATCGCAATATAATGCTGATCTAATTTAGATAATGGCTCTGGCGACTTACGCACAATGCGCTTATTTATCTTCTTACGCTTACGCCTTGTATCAGCCATACTACTATTGTCGCTTACACATTAGGGAATATAGATCATCAACACGCTGCTCTAATCTAGTTAACTGATCCTTCATACTTTGTCCACCATTAGGACGTAATTCGTTAAGCCAGCCTTTAACTATAAAACGTAATCCGATTAGACCGCCTGATAGCACAGCTATAACGCCAGCACCAAAGCCAGCCCATTCTGTAGGGGTCATGCTTCATCTGCACCGATGCCATAAGCACTGTCGGATTTGTCTAAAGCCCTAGCTGCCGGGCCTGCAAGTGCGGCCACTACCACTGATATAACTGGATCTAGTCCTAACTCATTACTGGCTAAGAATGTTAAGAATGATACAAGCACACCCCTAAAATATGATTTAAGTATTGCCTTTTGCTTATTGCTTATTTTCATATGTTACCCCCTAGTAGTGGTATATCAAACGGCTTGCTGTCTTTATCGCCTAACTTTGTAAAACTAATATGTATGTGCTTTGTGTGTTTGTTAAAGCCCTTGTACTTACGCCACTTAAAATTAAGTATCTTGCTAGCAATCATGCCATTATGGATTACGTAAGATATGCGCTTATCGGTCTTACCACAGATTCTGATTTGGTCAGCCAAATATACTGAGAGCCCCTCGGATGAATCCAAGCGAGAATCAACATCAATGGCTCGTACACACCCATCTGCATCTGGATTATGATCCGATTTTGTGGCGGAATGACGAGCATCACCCAACCACCCATCAGAGGTAGAGCGACGATCTGGGTACCAGGTATCAATCTGATCTCTTAACTGTGTACCTGCACCGCATAGCCATGGCTTCATAATTCTGTATCGTGATCGGTATTTGTGCATTCCCATTTAGCAGCTGCAGCATTTAGTATTGCTTCTGCATGGCATTTAGGTGGCATAAAAATATCTTCTAATGGTAAATACGTATAACCTATGCCAGCATAATTACCCCTGATTTTTGCATTATAAGACGTACGCTTACAGGTTTGTCCTCTAAAGTTTCCATACCAAGTTTCTGTATCTAATCCTTCAATAGTTTGTGACTCATCAATACCTACTATAACTTCGGTAACAATTCCATCTGTGATAAATGCGTAATGTGCCATTATGCCCAACTCACATTTCCAGTACCAGCTGTAACGCTAGTAATTTTATATCCACCATCTGTGCTAGTCGATAGAGTTAATCCACCGCCAGGATTTGATATTGTAAAAGTATTAGGATATTTAAGAATTACAATTCCTGAGCCACCGTTAGTTGCTGCTTTGTCACCACTGCCACCATTTGAACCACTGCCACCACCAGTATTAGCACTTCCATTAGCAGCAGTATTTAATGTTGTTGAACCATTACCACCACCGCCTAAACCACCAGTGCCTGCGTTTGCTATTGCGCCACCGCCTCCGCCACCTGCGTAATAAACTGATGATCCAGTTATCGAAACTGCAACACCATCACCGCCGTTACCACCATTAGAATTGTTATTAGCTGGAGTTTGACCAACTGCTCCTGCGCCACCGCCACCGCCAGCAGGATAATTGTTACTCTCTTTACCTTGACCACCGGCAAAACCTTGATTAGCTGTTCCTGCCCCACCTGCACCATTACCAAAAGTTTGTCCACCGCCACCAGATCCGCCACTGGAAGCTTCTAGTGGGAAAAATCCACCTTTGCCGCCACCAGTTGAAGTAATTGTAGAAAATACTGAATCTGAACCATTGGCAGCACCAGTACCACCAGCACCGACAGTCACTGTGTAATTTGTAGAAGTAGTAAAAGCTACAGCACTTTCTAAAGATCCACCGCCACCAGTTGCAGAAATTGTTGAGCGTAATCCACCTGCACCACCTGGTCCTGGATTATTTGTAGAGTTTGCACCTGGCGCACCGCCACCGCCAGCAACTACAAGATAATCTATTACTTGCGCCAGCGGAGCTAAACCGGTTAATTGGGCTGTAATTGTATTTAACATTTATTGAATAGCCCCTACAACATACCAAGTATTAGCAGCTGTTTTAATGCATGCTGCAGATTTATTTTGTAAAAGTATTGGTGCTGCTGCTGTTGCGCCAGCACTTAATACTGTAGTAGTGCCTGGTGTTACTGCACTAATTGTGCAATTACCTGCACCAGTATTTAATACTGTAATTACTGTGCCTATTGCAAACGCTACAGATGCATCTGTTGGTATCTTAAATGCTACAGCTGTGGCTTTATTCATTAATTGTAATACTTGATATTGATCCGCAAGTACAGCTGTGTAATCTACTGTGTTAGCAGCACCTATAGTAAACGCTGTTAAACCATTAAACATGCCAGAAGTAAGTACATCACCTGTTGCTGCTGGGAATCCTGTTGCCATTATATCTCCTTAATAAGATAGTACGTTTTGCCCTAAGACACCGTAATCTACGTTGCCTATTATAAACCCATCTATGACAGGTTCGAGTGTTGTAAAGGTTGTTTTCCAACTATTCGGTGTTATGTTCATGCGTACACCAAAAATCTGTAGGGTCTTCTCTAGCAAAGATCCACCTGGCTGGGTAGTAATAATGGTTATAGGATCAAAGAAATCTAGATTTAAGGCTGCGACTATGCCTGTATCGTAATTAGGCGTGTATAGGTCTAAGACCATGGCATCACATCTAATAGAGGTCTCTGCTCTACTTGCTACATAAGCCAAGGCGTAATCTAGGGCTACTGCATCGGTCTGCATAAGTAGGTTGTCTAAGAAGTAACTGTGTAAAAAATATTTATCTATAGAAGCTTGATTAGTTGCTATCTGTGCTGTACCGCCAAGCCTAGTAACTGTGGCTTTGTTAAATATAAGCACATCATTTAATACCCAGTTAGCGTCAAAGTAATTTATGCCTGTGCCATTATCTGCAAAGACTGTAGGTGTGCTTGCAATAGATCCTACGGTTACAGCTCTATCTTGAAATACAAATGAGCCAGCGGCATTTACATATAAAGATCCATATTCAGACGTTGCCACAGTAGTTAAGGCTTGCAAGGCTGTGCGGTTAGTGCCTGGGTCTGCTTGCATAGTAGTAAGACCTGCATCTATATCACGCATAGTTGCTGGCCAGTCAATTTGATCTAATATCTTGTTAATGCGTGTGCCTGATAATTGTCCAGCAGTGGCATCTGTAACTGTGCTGATCTGTGCTAACTGCGTTAATCTAAATGCATCTACAGCTTGTATAGTCGTAATGGCTAAATCTTCACCAGAGTCGTCTGGGTAAGTCGTTACATAACTTGTAGTGAATCCGCTAAATATAGGATAGGTAATGCCATTATGAGTAGCAGTAATCTGCACCTTCTTCATCGGTGTTAATAAATTGTAATATGGTCCGCTTACATTTTGTGGGTTAAAGTCACCATTCTGATCTACTATGCGTAATGTAAGTGTGCCTGTCTGAAATTGATCTGATAGTGCTGTACGGCCTCGGTTAGTCTCAATACGATTTACTTGATTAGATACATCTACAATTACGGAT